TCCGAGATGTTCATGTCACTAATAGCGCCTAGCCTACGTCCTTCGTTCGTAATTTGATTCAGTAAGGCAAGAAGGGTTTGGCTAGGTTCCTTGTACGGGAGAGGCATAATATTGTCACGGATGCTACCAGACGGCACGTCTACATCCTTAAACTCACCCGGTTCTATCGGTGTATCGTCTCCCTTGATACGCAGTCCACGCGATTTTAGCCCGCCTGGGAGGTTAGAGAGCGTACCCGCATCGACCAACTGGCGTATCAAGGAAGTCCCTGCTTTGGCGTAACCGCCAATAATATGTATAAGCCCAAGGCCATAGAAGCCAAACCCCGGCACATATACATAATGGACGAAGTGTTGGCGCTTGAGGGTCAGGGAGTCACCCTCCTCGTAGTTCCTACGGACCGCCAACACTTCGCCACTACCACGCTCAATGGTGACGACGTAGGGACGAGCAATCTCATCGTCATCATCTATGCCTTCAATCAGAAGGTCCGCGTGGATTTCATAGACAGCGTAGCGGTCATCATTGGTCAACGAATAACCGCCTTCTTCCGCTTTTTTCTCTTCTATGTCAGTGTGAAATGCTTCTGGTTCACCAAGGTCAATATCCCTATAGAACCCAGCAGCCTGTAGCTTCTTTAGATCATTCTTTGTCTTACGCATAATGTGCGTAACACGTTCTGCAGCTTCAATATTAGACGCACCGTATGGTACAATGACATCTTCTGCAGATATGTAGATAGCAGCCTGACGACCTAGATTAGGGTCGAAATAGACTTTTTTGAACGCCGACCCAGCCAAACCAAGGCTGTACAGCATCCGTTCATGTTCGGGGCGATACTCTACCATACGCTCCGTCAACTCGTAATTCATGTCCGCTTTTACACGGGCAGCGGCTTCTTCCTTCTCTTTGGTCTCTTCGCCAAGGATTTTTGTCTTTACTGGCCCCGCTGCAGGAAACGTTTCGGACATTGTTTCAGCTTGGAACCGGATTGCCGCTTCAGCAAGTATAGTAGAGAACACGCCACACGCGCCTTCCCACGGGTCTGTGCGTTCTTCATATTTGAACCCCAGCACATCCAAGCCTTTGACGAAGGTATCTGCCCAGTCTTTGCGGCTGTCGATGTCCGTTTGTACCTGCCCCATAAGTTCATCTGACAAGGCCGATAGGTCACTTTCGTCCATAATCTCTGCCAGATTGGCACCAAACTCGGTAAAGTCTGCTTCGGTTCCGGGGATAATGGTTACTTCCATACCACCGTCAGATAAGGTTACAGCCGCAGGATCAATGATTTCGATCTCCACTTCGGGAATCTCCATCTCCTCAACGTCGGTTAAGTCATCATCCATCCCGAGCGGGGCGGAGAATATTCCTTTTTCAATAGCCATAGCTTACCTCTTAATAATATCCACCGCTGCGCCGTCTCCAGTACCGTGGTTCTTCTGGTTCATCAGTGGGCAGTCGGATAAAGCCGCCTTGTCGAAACCGCATTAGAGCCATAACCGTCGAGTCCACGAGGTCATCATTACTCATAAATGGGAATCCTGCAATCTCTTCCACTACTTCTTCTGCCCACCGTGTCTGCGGCACCCATACAAGTTCGGACGCGATTATGTCCGCTACAGAGTTGAGGCGTGCCGTTTTATCCCCAGACCCCCGATGCGGGGTATACTCTGATATGGGTAGGCCCATACGTCGCATTTCTTGGTACAAGGCTACCCCAGAACTCTTTTTCTCAACTATAAACGAATCTGGCTCCCAGTCCATGTATTCATCCATTGCAAGCTGTTTAAGCTCTGGGAACTCCATACGCTGTTTTATGCTATTTAACAATATAATATTGTACGCATTGGTTTCTTCGTTCAAGAAAACACCCCACGTGGTAAGCGCTGTATAGTCTGCACGGTTGTGCTTCTCGGCTGCGGCATCGAGCGACATGATAATATATTCACAGGACGGCGGTGACTCATGTGTCCACGTCTGCCACCATTCTCGTTTGACGATAGCAGCTTCTTCTGCAGTGGGTTGCTGTTGATACTGTGCATTCCACTGGAACGTAGGCATAGACGCTTTTGTACGTAACAACGCATCCAGATCAAAGAACTCAGGCCACAGCGGCTTCTGTACTTCTTTCTTGGTCTTTTTGTTCACCACATCTAGTATGGCTGGAAACTCAACAACTTCATATTGATCTGACCGTTCGTTCTGCGTCATGTCCCGTATAACACGGCCTGTCAGGTCATCCATGTGCCAACGCGTCTGGATTATTGCAACCCTACCGCCCGGCATAAGGCGAGTACGTGCACCGAAGGTGAACCACTCGTATGCCTTTTCGAACACTTCGAAGTTTCCGTTAATAACGTCCTGCTCAGAGTGAGGGTCATCAACAAGCAGAAGATCAGCACCACGACCAGCCAACGCTGATCCAATACCACACGCATAGTATTCACCCCCTACGTTTGTGTTCCACCGTCCTGCTGACTTACTATCCTGTGCTAGTTGCACTGTAGGAAATATCGAACGGTACTGGTCTGTAGCGATCAAGTTACGCACTTTACGACCAAAATCCACCGCTAGGTCGGTAGTATGGGACACCATCATGACTTTTTTGTCTGGATTACGCCCTAAAAACCACGCTGGGTAGAATATAGAAACAAGCTGGGATTTACCGTGACGGGGTGGAATATTAACGCAAACACGGTCTTTATCGCCCTTCTCAATACCCATTAACATGTTAGCCAGTATACGGTGATGCTTGCCAACTATGAAATCCGGCATCATTAGCTTGCAAAACTCTATAAGGTCGTCGTACGCAGCCTTATTTACGGTGCGATTGTGCAGTTCATCCACCATTCGGTCGATTTCTGCTACTTCTTCGTCACTAAATTCGTCCAGATTAGCCAACATGACCTCAATATCGGCCTCGTCGAAGTCCAGAGCATCAATCATCGTCGTCAAACCCGAATTCTTCGTCAGTATCTAGCAGTTTTGCCTCTATAACTGTGGCGTCTTCTATTTCTGGTTGTGGATTTACCAGTTTTGCAAGTTTACCGCGTAGTTTTTCTTTGATGTCTTCGGTTGTTTGGTGGGTAATCGTCACTTCAGACTTCTCAGTGAACAATCCTACGTCTGAAATCTTACCCAGCAGCTCCAGTGCACGCATACGTACCCTTGGATCGGGGTTTTCGCTCTCAATAATCAGCTTATTGGTCACCAGATTGCGTAATTGCTTCGAAGATTCCACCACAGAATGGTTAAATTCGTCTATGATGTTGCTTGTTAAGCGCACAGATGCAGGTGTTAGGGCCGCAGCACGCTTATTGGTCACCTTATTAGATGTTTTGTCGGGTTCTTGGGCGTATGCAGTGGCTAATGTAGCAGCTATTTCCTTGTCTTCCTCGGTAGGTTCAAGGTCAACACCGTACTTTTCAAGCTCATCGACAGTTTTACCCAACGCTTCTGCACGTTCAGGCAGAGGCATATGCTTTACCTCGTCCTCTAGGGGTATACCCATTTCTGGAACAGCATTTATTGTCATCATACATCGCAGGTTGGTAACCGATAACGCAATAATAGGTTACAAAAAATTTTTTGACAAGGGTTTTGAAAAAGAGGTGGGGGGTATCCTGTGTAGAGCAAAACGGAAAATTAGGTCCATGTTTGTGCATATTAGTATGTGTATGTGTATGTGGAGTCCCAAGCTACGCGTCGGGGGGTGGTAGGGGGGTGGTGTTGCGTATGGCGTGATTTAGGGATTTCCCTAAATGGTATTTAGTGACAATCAATGCTATATGGTGCGATCTAGTGCGGTTTTATCCATTGCTTAAGATGTTATCAGATGCCATAAATAACTTATCAGGACGGCGGAACATTGGGTTCTGCGCTGATTAACTTATGGAGACTAACATGTCTAATGTTCTAAATAACGCAATCGCTTTGTCATCAATCAAAGAAGCTTGGTACGCCAAGCTTGGCGGCGAAACCAAATTCGACACTCACCTTGATACTGTATCAAAGCACATGCGCTGGACAGATGCGGTTGCGCCAACAAAGAATAACCTTGCATCTGGTAAATCAACCGCAACCAAAGAAGGTTATGAAGAATTGAAAACCCTATTCGGTAAAATTCTTAAGGCAAAGAAGCGGTCACATGAAAGCAATGATATTGGTTCTGCCATTGGCGATCTTAAAGATGCATTGATGCGCCGCCAATCACCCGATACATTCGCTGCGACCAACAGTGGCAAGTTGGCATTGATCGAGAGTGTTGAAAACGGCGAAGCGAAAATCAAAGCAAAGCCTGCGCCTAAATCAACCTTGGAGATGCGCAACCAATTGATCACCAACGTCAAGAATTGGATTGAGAAAAACAAAGATGACCTTGGTGATGAATATGTACCAACACGCAAAGCGATCTTGACCGCAATGGAAACATTGAAGATCAAACGCTAACAACCTATGGGCAGGCTTCGGTCTGCCCTATTTCATTTAGGGAATTCCCTAAACAACCTTGGAGTAAATAAAATGTCTAACATTGAAGATGCATTGAATGAAGCAAGAATGAATAACGTGTTCGCTAA